CCCCCCCTCCTCCTTCCGTCCTCCCCCTCGGCTCAGGCTGACATACGCCTCTGGGACAGCTCAGGCTGACATACGCCCCGCCAGGCCCTTGCGGAGCCGCTTGGCCGCCCCTATGTCCTTGTGGCAGCCGGAGAGACCCTATGGACTCAGCGCTATTCCTCGACCCCCGCATCACCGAAGCAATCCGTGCGGCCCGCGCGGCCCACAAGGCCCAAGAGGCCCCCACGATCCATCTGGCCGACCGGCTCCTGCCGGAGTACCTTGTGGCCGTTGGTCCGCAGGGAGACTTGCGCCGCGCGGCCCACTGGGCGGCCAAGCGGCTTGGCACCCTGCATCCCCGCTTAAATGACGTGGCGCGCCGACTGGTCGCCGCGGCTCACCGACATCTTCCGTGAGGTCCGTATGAACATTATCCGCTACCTTGTTCGCCCGGGCGAAGCCTACGTCGACCCCCTTGAGGCCCAGCCGGCCCGCGAGGCCCCCGCGGACGCCGCCTGGTCCCGCCCGGACCTGTGGTCGCCCCCGAAGGCCCACGCGGTCAAGATCCAGCAGGCCCGCGAGGCGGACCAAGTGAGCCGCGGTGCCGCGCGGTTCCGTCGGACCCAAGAGGGCCTGCTGGCGCACCAAAAGGCCGGAGTGGATGCCGTTCTGCGCGAGATGTTCGGCGGCCTGGAGGCTGCCGTTAAGGCCCGCATAGGCCGCTTGGCAAGCCGCGAGGGCGGCCTGGCCCCCGAGGAGCGGGCCGTGTGGCGCCGCGTAGAGGCCGTGGGGGCCGATCGGCTTGCGGCCCTGGCGGTTGTCGTTGGTCTCCGCGCGGTCCTGGCGGGGCCGACGTCGGTGACGGCATTGTGTCAGGAGATTGGTCGAGCAGTGCAGCTTGAGGTCGAAATTGACGCTGTGCGCGCCGCAGACCGCGCCCAAGCAGCTGCCGAGAGGTCGGGAGAGCCAAAGGGGGTGCGGCTCTACCAGGCTTTCCGAAAGACGGCAAAACAAGGCGAGACGGCCCGTGCGTGGCAGAGGTTCTGCTGGCGTGCGGGACTGCCGCGGATGGCGCCGTGGGACAGCCGCCTGCGTCTGCGCGTCGGAGCCGCTCTGCTCGACGCTTTGCTGGAGGCCGGCGGACCGGTCTTCGTCCGTCGAGACGGCGGCACTGGGCCGCGGAGCCAGGCGACCGTCGCGCTGTCGCCGGGCGCGGTGGCAACGATTCGAGAAATCGCGGACGAGCGTGCGCTGCTGCGCCCGGTCTATTTGCCGATGACCGTTCCGCCGGTTCCATGGAGAATCCGCCCATGATGATCGAAGGAGGCTACCTGACGCTCCGCACGCCCCTGATCCGGTCCGGAATCCACCGCCACACCGCTGGCATAGAGCGGATCGAGGTCGGCCCGGCGCACCTTGGTGCTTTGAACGCGATTCAGGCGACGCCGTGGCGCATCAACAGGTTCATTCTGGACGTTGTCGAAGAAGCATGGTCGTCCGGATTGAGCCTGCCGGGTCTGCCGTGCGCGGAAGACGAACCGCTTCCGGCACGTTTGCCAGACGATGTCTGGCAAGGCATGAGCCGGCGCGAACGCGCTCGGTACAAAAGTTCAATTGCCGCAATTCATGCAAGAAATGCATCGCTTGCACAGCAGCGCGGCGACTTTCTTGCGGCGCTTTGCGTTGCTCAAGAATTTGCCGATGAAGACGCCATTTGGCTGCCGCATTCTTTGGACTTCCGCGGTCGGATCTACCCTATCCCCGCCCTCGGTCCCAACCCCCAGGGCTGCGACTTACAGCGCGCGCTCCTCCACTTTGCCGAGGGGCGGCCCCTCGGCCCCACAGGGACCTACTGGCTAGCCGTCCGGGCCGGCGGGGCCTGGGGCCACGGGGTGGACAAGATGGATCCGGAGGGCCGTGTGGCCTGGCTGGAGGGCCGCCTGGACCGCGTGGCCGCCTGGGCCGAACGGCCCCTGGAGGACCTTGGCTGGACCGAGGCCGAAGAGCCTTGGCAATTCTTGGCGACCTGCCGAGAAATCTACATGGCCCTTCAGGTGCCGGACGGCCCGGAAGGGTTCATCTCGCACCTGCCCGTCAACGTCGACGGTACTTGTAACGGTTTGCAGCACCTGAGCGCCATCGCGCTGGATCCGGTCGGCGGCGAAGCCACGAACCTTACGCCTGGCCCGCGGCGCGACATCTATGCCACAGTTGCCGAGGCCGTAGAGGCTCTGGTCCAGGCGGACCGAGAGGCTGGTCACGAGATCGCCCTGCGGATCCCAACAGTGACCCGCAAGATCGTGAAACGCGCTGTGATGACAACGCCGTACGGCGTCACCGCGTTCGGCATCGGCGCACAGCTCATCTCCGACGGTCACCTTGATTTTTTAGAGCGCGAAAACCAATCTGCCGCCGCCGCTTATCTGCGGGAAAAGATCATTCAGGGCCTGCAAGGCGTCGTGGGCGCCGCGACCACCTTGATGTCTTGGATTCAAAATGTGGCGAGAACGTTGGCCGAGGCCGGCATTCCGCTTGAGTGGACAACGCCTCTCGGGACCCGCCTCCGCCAGTCTTACTGGCGCCTGCGGATCCGCCGAGTGAAGACCCTACAGGGCACGCTCTTGCTGTGGGAGGAAGACCTTCGTGCCGGCCTGGACCCTCGAAAGAATGCGCTGGCGTCCGCGCCCAACTGGATCCACTCGATTGACGCGGCACACTTGGCGCTCACCATCGAAGCGATGGTTCTGCGCGGAGTGCGTTCGTTCGCTTCAATTCACGACTCCGTTGGCGTCCATGCATGCCATGTTTCCGAACTCAATACCGAACTGCGCCGTACTTTTCGGCGTCTTCATCGAGAAGACCTGGCGCGCCGTCTCTACGACGAGGTTCGTGCGGCCCATCCGCAGGTCACTGTCCCAGAGCCGCCCCCTCGTGGCACGCTCGATCTGGCCCTGATCGAAGAGTCGCGTTTTTTCTTCGCTTGACGTCTTGACGGCACCGAGCAGTGGGCTTAAATAACCTCTGTCGGCGGCGCGGTGTCGTCGATTCAACCCAGAGAGACGAGGAGCTACCTCCATGACTTACCTCACAAACAACCGCCGTTTGGCTGTCCGTGGCTATCGTGCTGAGCCTCAAGCCATCGTCGAGAATCTGCCACACGTCTGGTACGTGTCTCCGCCGGGCATCGTCGGCATCGCCGATCTCCGCGAGCCAGACAGCCAAGGTCAGTACGCCACGGGCCGGTACGGCGCCTACGTGCACTTCGCCCGCACCCCCGACTCCCCCCTCGCTGAGGCTGGCGCAACGGTCTGGACCGCCGAGGAAGAAGAGCGCCTTCTAGACGCCTTGACGCAGATCGGCGAGCTGGCTTGGCCTCATCTCCGCGGCGACTTGTCCTCGGTGATCCTGCCGATCCGCGAAGACGACCGCATAGACTCTGTCTATCTGCGCCCTCGGACGCGCCGTGAGCCAGAGTATGTCGGTCCATCTAAAGAGCGCCTTCCGACCGCCCAGGCGCCGCAGACCGGCGACCTCGTCCGATTCATCGCCACTCCGTGGCCGTCGGACACCCGCGACGGCAAGACCCTGTCTCTCCGCCTGTGGAAAGTCCAGCTCATCCGCCGCGGGGCCTTCCGCATGACCGCTGGGACCTCCGGAATGCCGGATCTCCCTTCGGCCCATTCGGTTCGCCAGGACGGCCCGCCGGACTTCGACGACATTCCCACGGCTCCCGTCCGGCCCATCCGGCCCCAGCTGGTCCGCCGGGACCATTCGGCTCCCCATGTCCAGTCGGCCCCGAAGTCCCCCGCGCCCCTCATTCAGCGCGCCACCGTCGAGCGCGCCGGAGGTGCCGCTCGGTACCGCGAGGTGAGCCGCGAGACCTCGCCCTTCCGGCGCCAAGCGGCCCAGCCGGTCCGCCAGGACCAGGAGACCCACACGGCCCAGTCGGCCCAGTCGGCCCAGCCGGCCCAGGAGGTCCAGCCGGCCCAGGAGGCCCCTGTGGCCCCTGTGGCCCAGGCACCGATTCAGGAAGACGGAATCGATTTTTGAGTGCCGAGCCAGGGGAGGCAACCATCGCCTCCCCTCTTCTCTAAGAGGGCAAAATGATCGAAATCGTCATTGAGGGCCAAGCCTGCGCCAAAGAGCGTCCCCGACTTGGCCGGAGAGGGCGGGTCTATACCCCGCCGCGCACCCGCGCTTACGCCGCCAGAATAGCTGCCGCCGGTCGCCGCGCAATGATCGGGCGCGCCCCGCTGACCGGCCCCGTGCGGATCGAGGTCGTGTGGCGCCGAGCGGCACCGACCTCTTGGAGCAAGGCTCGTCGCCTGGCGGCCCTACAAGGACTAGAGCGTCCGACTAAGAGGCCCGACGCAGACAACATCATCAAAGCCGTCGCAGACGCACTTAACGGAATCGCTTGGATCGACGACGCTCAGATTGTTGAGATCGATTTTCGTTCGATCTATGCAGAATCTGACAGCGAGGGCTTGACGCTCCGGATCTTTGCCCTATGTGTATAGGCAGCGGCGCCGCGGTGGCGTCGCGCTCAGTAGAGGAGAGAGCCATGTCTCTCAACACAGCATACGGGGGTGCTGACTTGGAGATTCATGTGCAGCACCCGTACACCGCCTGGGGTCGGCGTCTGCCAAGCGGCGGCTGGATCCTACAGGTTGACGACGCTTGGTCTGCCGGCGAAGATCTCTGCTACAGCACGGCGGATTACGCTGGCTCTGATGTCGAGGGTGCAGAGCAGGTGCTGATTGCGCTCTGTGCTCGCTATGGCATCAAGCCGATTGCGCCGCATGAGGCGCCGTGGATGACCGCTCATGAGCGCCTGGCCCAGGCGGCGCGCCGCAGAGCTTACGCAGAAGCGCGTCGGGCATGTCGCTGGGCTAAGCCTGGCGCCGCCCCACGCCCGCTGTCTTCAGATCCGATGCCATTCTGACCGAGGCAACCGCGGGCCACCGCGGCCCGCCTAACGGGAGAGAGTGAAATGGACGAAATCATCATCGATGTCGAGCCGTGGGCACCGCCTGGCTGCGGGTGGACTAAGGCGGCGGCGGAGCGCTATGGCGTGCTTGTCGGCAGAGGCGAACGCTCCGGTGAAGAGCGCGTCGTGTTCGAGTACCGCGATGCGGCCGACGAGCTGACTGTTGCTATCCCCGGTCAGGACCCAGAGGCCGCTCGGTCGGTGCTGATCGGTCGCGGCCTCTTCGGTGGCTCTGGAAAAAAGCTGATCGTCGGTTTCGGGCCGGCCAGCACTCTGGCGCTAGCGCAGGCTCAGGACCTGCGCTGGCCCGTTGTTGGCACTCTGACGACGGTGCCAAGGGAGGCGGCTGCGGCTCTGCGCGCTCATCTGACCTTTGCCGAAGGCTATGAGTCGGTCGTTCTTGTTCAAGGACAGGACGAGGCGTCCCGGCGCTGCGCCGAAGCCTGCGCTGCGGTTCTGCAGCCCGGCAAGGCCTATGTCGCGACAGTGCCTCTGCGCGACCCCGCCGAGGCCGCCGCGGCGGGTCAAGTCGAGGCCATCAAGCGCGCGGTCTGGGAGGCTCGGCCTTGGGCGCCTGGCGGCCTTGTCAATGCCGCGGACCTGGTCGCCCAGGTCCTGGAGCCGACCAGGCGGGGTCTTCCTCTGCCGTGGAGGGGCCTGGACGAGATGCTTCAGGGGCAGCACCCGGGGACGATCATCACCTGGACCTCCGGTTCGGGTATGGGAAAGTCCGCATTCGTGGCCGAAGTTGCGTACTCTGCGCTGATGAGCGGTTACCGCGTGGGGTACATCGCCCTTGAAGAGAGCACTAAGCGCACGGCGCAGCGGTTCGTCGGGCGCCACCTGGGCATTCCCATTCATCTCCCGGGGCGTACCGCCCCCCGCGAGGCGCTGCGCGCCGCCGCGGAAGCCACGCTCGGGACACAGCGGCTCTGGCTCTACGATCACTTCGGGAGCTTGGCCGAGAAGGAGTTGGTTGCTAAAATACGGTATCTTGCGAAGGGTTTGGGATGCAAGATCCTGGTTCTCGACCACATTTCGATTGTCGTTAGCGGCATGGATACCGACGGTGACGAGCGACGCACCATCGATCGGCTGATGACGATCCTGCGGTCCGTGGCCCAGGAGACCGGGATTATTCTGCATGTGGTCTGTCATCTGTCTAGGCCCGGGGTGGGCGCAAAGAGTCACGAAGAAGGAGGACGCGTCACTCTAGGGCAGCTGCGTGGCTCCGGTGCCATCGCTCAGCTGTCTGATGCAGTGGTCGGTTTGGAGCGAGACCAGCAAGCAGACGATCCGCTGGAGCGCCGCCGGACGCGCGTGCGGGTTCTCAAGAATCGTTTGTCGGGCGAGACTGGCCTAGCCTGCCTGGTCGTCTATGATCCGGACACCGGCCTGCTAAAAGAAGACGACGGTAAGCTGCCAGAAGAAGATGAGCGCCCGGCGGTCGTCCCTGGCCTGCCGCGCCTCGCCGAGCGGTCGGGCCTGATTCGCCCCGATCCCGACAACGGCTGGATCAACGTTGCGAAAGTTGCGAAAGTCAGAAAGGAGTAACCATGTCTCCGAATTCTACACGGATCGATGCTTTAATCTCCGCTGAGGCCCGCGCCCTCATCCGCGCGCGAAGCCATGACCTCATTCGCTTCGCTCGCCGGCGGGCCAGGGACAAGGGCCTGGGCGATATCGCCCTGACGCCCGACTGGGTGGCTTGGCGCCTTTTGGCTGGCCGGTGCGAAGTCACCGGCATTCCCTTTGAACTCACGCGCGAGTTCGTCGCCGAGGCCGAAGTGTCGCCCTGGGCACCGTCGATCGATCGAATCGACCCTAACGGCCCATACTCACCTGACAACTGCAGGCTTGTCTGTTGGATCTTCAACGCCGCGCAGAACCGCTTCGGCATCGAGGCCGTCGAGGCCATGGCCGAAGCCCTTTTGGCCCGCAAAGCCGCCCGGTCCCGCAAGGTTCCTAAGGCCTCTAAGGCCCAAATGGCCTTTCCGGTCCAGGAGGCTCCGCATGGCTGACCGTGAGGAAACCGCCGGGGACCGCCTGGTGGCCCTGATGGACCGCCAGGCGGCCACCCCACAGGACCGAGTGGAATCCGCCTGGCCCCCTGAGGGATGGGAGGTTGGGATGTCTCCATGGGGCACCTCTTTGGTGCCACCAATGGAAGTTGTTGATGCGCTCTACGTCGTCAGGCTGGCCGACCGGCTCAGCCGGCTTCCGAGGGTCCTGGCATCTGTCGAGCCGCTTTGGGACTGCGGCCCCTTGGAGCACCCCACGGGCCACCAGGTCCTTTGGGCTGAGGGGATCCTGGCGGCCCATGCGGAGGCCGTTGAGGCCTGGTTAAGCTCTTCAGGCTCTACAATATAGAGCCTCTCAGAGCTAAGCGGTTGTGGGGTGTCGTGTTGCGATTCCGCGGGCCGGCAAACGATTGGACGATTCGGTTCGCTCAGATTCCTGATGAAGAGGCCGCCTGGGGCTACACGCACGCCTCTGAGCACGAAGTACAGATTGATCCACGCGCGCCCGCCGACCGACAGGCTCAGATCATCTTGCATGAGCTTATTCACGTTGTCTACCGTGACTTAACTATTGCCGACCCCAGCCTAGAAGAAGAGGTTGTTGCGTCCTTAGTCGGTTCGGCATTGTCAGGCATCATCCGCCAGCCCGCCGTCTTAGAGGTTCTGCGTGCCGCTTGGCAAGACGGTGTCAAGCCTTCGGAGCATCCCCTATGCGTCGACCACGACTCATCTCGCCGCCCGGCGCGGCCCCGGCGTTCGAGGTCCCGGAAGACGCCGACCCGTTGAATCCTCGCCCTGTTGAGGACGAGGCGGAGGTCGATGGCTGGCCCGAGCGCTCCGATGATCTTCTGAAGCGTCTTGCCGAGGCTTATCCCGCTCGCTTCCCGCGCGTCGGAGAGCCGGTCGAGCTTTGGGCGCGGGAGGCCGGCAAGCGCGACCTTATCGACGATCTGATCGCTTGGCGCGCCGCCGCCAAGCCACACGGCTGATGCGCTTGCTTTTCCGCCCCGACGCCGCCTCGTTCCGCAAGGCCCTGGAGGCTGCCGGCTGGCCCTATTTGGGCCGCTGGCCGCTGGAGTACCTTGAGGATGGCCGCTCGGTCCGTGTCGCGCTGACGGACCGCTGGGGCCAGGAGCATCTCCTGGCCTGGTGCCATTCGGCTCCGAAGGACCCTAGAGTAGCCGTCTGGCACGTCTGTCGGACCACCAGGGTCCGTTTGAACCTAGTGGCTGCCGCTCGGATCGGCCTGGCGCTGACACATCTTCTCGGTCATGAGCGCGTCGTTCTGACCGTTTCCTCGCGCCGCCGCGCCCGCGCCATTGCCCGCCTCCTGTCACCTCTCGGCGCCTGGCAGCCCGCCTCGCGCCGTATTGAGATTCCCGTTCCCCCTCTGCAGTAGGAGATCACCGAAATGATCGCGCAACTCCTTGGCCTGCTGGGCGGAGCGGGGCCAACTCTGCGCGCCTGGCTGGGTGCCGGCGCTGTACTCGTCAGCTCTGTCGTCCTGGCGCTTCTTCGCCGGGATGACCGCCGGGCTGGCCGCTTAGAGGCCGAGGTCCGCACGGCTGCCGCACGGGCCAAAGCGGCCGAGCAGGCCCAGTCGGCAACCGCTCGGGTAGCTGCGGCCCAGACGGCGACCTCCGGAGCCAGCCGCGAGGAGCTGGTGGCGCGTTTAGAGCGCGGAGGCCTGTGATGATCCGTCCGGCTGTCCCTTTGGTCCTGACGGCCCTGCTGGGCCTTTTGGCTTGTGCGGCACCCGTGATCCCTGTGGCCCCTGAGGTCCGTCTGGTCTGCCCTGTGGGCCTCGTGGAGTACCCTGCGGACCGGCAGGCCCGCTTGGCGCGCGAGATCCGCGAGGCGCCCCCCGAGGCCGTGTGGCCCGATATTGTTCGGGACTATGCCGCGCTGCGCGACGGTGTCCGCAAGTGCCACGAGGAGGCTCGGTGATGGGTGGTATCTTTCGTGCGCCGCGGATGCCGACCCCTCCGCCCCCGCCGCCTGCGCCCGCGCCGCCAGCTCTTGAAGCGCCTCGTGTGAATGCGCCAGATCCCGACGCGCTCGGCGCAGCTCGCTCTCGCGCGAGTGCCGAGGCTGGTCGCCTCAACCGCAACAAGTTGCGCATTCCCCTTTCAGGAACGATTACCGGCGCAGGAAGCGGAGTTTATATTCCGTGATTCATGAGGAAGCCCCGACGGCAGCTCAGCGCTACCGACGCCTGGCGCTTGAGCGGGAGGCATACTTGCGTCGCGCTCGCGAGTGCGCCGCGCTGACCGTTCCTGCCGTCTGCCCGCCAGAGGGGCACCCGTCGACGGAAGTACTGCCGGAGCCGGACTCTTCTATCGGTGCGGTCTGCGCCACGGCCTTGGCGTCTAAGCTGGCCGTTGCGCTTCTGCCGCCTGGCGCGCGCTTTATGCGGCTAAGTGTTCCGGCTGAGCTTCTAATGGCCGCTTCGCAGGTGGTTGGCGGTGCCGTTCAGCTGACGCCCGAGCAGGAACGCCTTCTGTCGGATCTGGAAGACGTTGTCATCAGTGAGGTTGAGCGTCGGGCGTGGCGCGCGGTCTTCTACAGACTAATGCTTCGGCTCGTTATCACCGGCAACGCCTGCGTCTATCTACAGCCTGACAACCGCCTGCGCGTCTTCGGCCTAGAGCATTTTGTGTTGCGACGCGACGGCTCTGGTCGCGTAGCAGAGGCGATTATTCGCGAGCATGTCTCGATTGAAAGCCTGCCCGAAGAGCAGCGCTCTATTGCATCTCGGTCCCCCACAACGAGCCACATTTCGACAACGCTTGGCACTCCGGCTGCAGATTTGTACACGTGTCTGAAGGCCGTCGGCGAGGGCGAGTGGCAGGTTTGGCAAGAGCTTGGAGAGACGCGTCTTGACGAAACTTCGGGGACATATAGGGCCGAGGACATGCCTTGGCTGTTCCCGGCATGGAATCGGATTGACGGCGAGCACTACGGACGCTCCAAGGTCGATGACCATCTGGCCGATCTCCGGTATGCCAATGGCCTGCAGCGTGATGTCGCTGACGGCGCGGCCATGGGAGCGCGCAACTTGATCTTCCAGCGGCCTAATGCCACCGGCGGGCTGAATCTGCGTCGGCGCATCGCTCAAGCCCGCAACGGCGATGTCGTTGTCGGCAACCCGGAGGATGTGTCCTGGATGCAATTTAGCAATGTTGCTGGTGTTCAGTTTGCCGCTCAGGAGTTGGCGCGCGTTCAGCAGGAGCTTCGCGCCGCATTTCTGATGACGAACAGCGTTCAGCGTCATGCGGAGCGCGTCACTGCTTACGAGCTGCGCGTGATGATCGAAGAGCTAGAGAGCGTTCTTGGCGGTGTCTACTCTGCCCTGGGGGCCGAGCTGATGGGACCACTGGCCCGCGCTCTGATGGTTCAGATGGCAGACCAGGGCAAGCTGCGCCAGGAGGCGCTCCAGGCGATTGAGCCTGTCATCCTGACGGGCGTTGAGGCTCTGGGCCGAGAGCAAGACATCCAGCGCGTTACGATGGCGATTCAAGGCGCCCAAGCCTTTGGCCCAGCCGCAACGGAGCGCCTGAAAATGGGCGAGCTGCTAAACCGCTACATGACCGCGCTTGGTCTGACGAACTGCATCAAGACCGAGGAAGAGGTAATCGCCGACCGCGAAGCGGCGATGATGCAGGCAATGGCGGCTCAGTCCGTGCCGAGAATGGCTAAGTCGATTGCTGACGCGGCGATCAATGCCGCGCCTCCACCAGGGACTGTTCCTTCCCCCGCCTGAAGCTGAGGCATTCCGCCTCCGCCAGCCCGCATTGTGCGGACAACTGGAGACCAACTAGATGACCGACACTTCTTCTACTGCTACCGCCATCTCCCGCCAGGCCCCCGCGGCCGACGCGGCCCTTGAGGGTGCCGGCGCGGCCCGCGTGGCCGAGCGGACCGCATGGTCCCGCCCGGGCCAGCCGGCCCCTGCGGCGCAACAGGGCCAGGCGGCGGCTTTTGCGCCGGGCAGCGCCGAGTACAACGCGGCCATGGCCGAGCGGTTCCGCAAGGCGCAGGGAAACCGACAGGACCCCGTGGCCCAGGCGGCTCCTGAGGTTCCTGATGGCGGCCAAGAGGCCTCTCAGGCCCCTGCGGCGACCGTGCGGCCCCGTCCGGCGGACGTTCCGGAGAAGTTCTGGGATCCGGCAAGGGGCGAGGTTCGTATTGATGCCCTTCTTAAGTCGTACCGCGAGTTGGAGCGCCGTCAGAGCCAACTGGCCCAGGCGGCCCGCGCGGCCAGCCAGACGGCCCCGGCGGCCACTGAGGGGCCTGCGGGCGGCCAGGAGGCCCGGTTGGCTCCGGTGGGTCTGCAGATTCCGACAGGCGGTGCCGAGGGGGGTCCTGATGGCCAAGCGGCTCAGGAAGTACAGAAGGTCCAGCAGGTCCTTGCGGACCTTGATATTCCGGAAGATGCTGACGCTTTCACCGCGAGCGAGATCGTCGTGCGTCGTGCGGGGCTTGACCCTGAGGTGGCCGCGCAGAAAATCTTGACGCAGGGCGATCTTGACCCAGAAGATTACGACGCGCTGGTCAATGGACTGGGCTTGCCGAAGGCGTTGGTTAAGACGCACGTCAAGATGATGCGCGAGGCTTACCAGGCGCAGGCCGAGCGCAATGCTGCCGAGGCGATCAAATATGTCGGCGGCGAGGCTCAGATGACCGCTTTGATGACTTGGGCGTCCGGCGCTCTGACTGAAGCCGAGAAAGCTGAGTATAATGCGCGGCTTCGAGGTCCTGATTGGCGTCTCGCACTAGACGCGCTGCGCGGACGATTTTACGCCGCAAGCGGACGCGCTAACACGCCTACCGCCCCGCGCCCCCCTCTGGTTCAGAGCGGTTCCGCTGCTCCCGCAACGGTTGTCGGCTTCCGCTCTTTGGCAGAGCAGACCGCGGCTATTCGCGACCCGCGTTATCGCACTGACGAGGCATACAGAGCCGAAGTCATCGAGCGGATTCGCGCGCGTACTTTCTGACGAAATTCTTTGTCGGCGTTGGCCGATAAAGTACCCCCGACCCGGATCCGAAAGCCGGACAATCGGGCGCAGCTGACGTTCTTCCGTCGCGCGGACTCCTGGTGGACAATCCGACGCTAAGGTAGGACCTGATGCTTCACCCACCCTTAACGCAACCCTTACACGAAAGGACCTAAAGCAATGGCTTTCGGTGATCCTTCTAACCCGACCCGTTTCGGTCGCGGCCAGTCCGCGCCGCCTAACGATCGGGCGCTGTTTCTCGACGTCTTTGGCGGCGAGGTTCTGGCGGCCTTCGAACAGGCCAACATCTTTGAGCCTTACATTCGCACGCTGCGGATTTCTGGCGGCATGCGCTCGGCTCGCTTCCCGAAGACTTGGAAGGCGACGGCTGAGTACCATCAGCCCGGCCAGGAGCTGCTCGGGAACACCATTGACACTGGCGAGATCATCATCACTCCGGATGAGCTGCTGGTGTCGCACGTGGCGGTGTCGGACATCGACGAGATGCTTTCTCACTTCGAGGTCCGCTCTCGGTTTGCCGCGGAGCTTGGCGCTGCTCTGGCCCGCGTTCACGACCAGAACATCGCCCGCGCTCTAGTGCTCGCAGCTCGTACTCCGGCGGACGGTCCGTTCCCGTCCGGCGCTCAGGTCGTCGATCCTGCTCTGGCCCCAAACGCTGCCGGTGTGTACGACGGTCAGGCTATCGTTCAGGCGATCCGCGCGGCAAACCGGATCTTCTACGACCGGGACGTTCCCGAGAGCTACCGTCGGTACTGCGCGCTTCCGCGTCCCGCCTTCGACGCGCTGCGCTTTGCCGTCGATCCGGCAGGTCGGTATCTCTTTGTCGAGCGCGACTTTGGCGCCACCCAGACCTTCTCTGAGCGTCGTATGATGCTGGAGGTTGATGGCGTTTCGGTAATGCCGACAAAGCATGTGCCGTCCACAAACCAGTCGACGGACACCTCTATCTATAGCAAGTACCGCGCAAACTACACTAACACCCGCGGAATCGTCTGGTGCGAGGACGCGGTGGGCGCTGTGACGCTGCGGGCTCCGACTCTGGAGACCACGCGTGATGTTCGCCGCCAGGAGACTTTCATGGTGGCGTCTCTGCTCTCCGGTCTCGGGACCCTGCGGCCCGAGTGCGCGGTGGAGCTGCGCTCTGCGGCCCTCTGAGTCTGGCCGCTTTTTGCCCCCGGGCCTTCGGGCCTGGGGGCTTTTTTTCATTTTCTAATGGAGGACCGCGCGGATGATGACGCGCCTTGAAGCCGTCAATGAGATCCTGACGGCAACCGGTGAGTCCCCCGTGTCGTCGCTGGACGCTGGGCTGGCCGAGGGCCTTCTGGCGGCCATCTACTTGGACCGCGCGGTCCGCGAGGTGCAGGCAACCGACTGGTCTTGGAACACCACGGGGTCCGAAAGGAAACCAAAACGGCTCCTGCCGGACGCGCAGGGCCAAGTGGTCCTGCCACCCACTTGGGCGCGTGTGGTTCCCGTGGGCCGCTCGGCCGGACGGAACCTGACGGTCCGCAAGGACCCGACGGATGACCTGCGGAAAATCTACGACCGCGATGCCGACTCTTTCAATCTTGGGACAAAACCACTGGACGTCATAATCGGAATGGTTTTGTCGTTTGAGGACTTGCCTCTGGCCGCACAGCAGTATGTGACCGCTCGGGCCGCGCGGCTCTATCAGGATGACGTCCTAACGTCGCCGGCACTTCAGGCGAACCTGCTGCAGCGCGAGATGAGCGCTTGGGCGCAGCTTCTCGATCACGAGGCACAGACTGAGGTCGGTCAGGCCAATATTCTGCACAATCCGGACCTGGCTCTGCGCCGGTTCCGCTACCGCTACTACGGGGGCTGATTGATGGGACGTCTCGTTGAAGCGCCGCTCAAGACTCTGATCGGGGGTGTGTCCCGCCAGCCAGATCCAATCCGCTTTCCGAACCAAGTCGAAGAGATGGACAACGCGCTTCCGACGGTTGAAACTGGCGGCTTCGAGCGCCGTGCTGGAGCGGTTCGAGTGGCGGCTCTAGCGGGGGCAAACGCCTCTGAGATCGGAACGCACCTGATTGACCGAGACGTCTCCGAGCGCTACATCGTCCTACATGCCTCCGGGTCCTTGCGGATTGTTGATCTCAA